CCTTTAATATGCTCGTTCACACTTAAAGGACTTGCTGCCATTGGCTGCTCGGTTTCTGCAATTATTCCATATTGTGTAGAGTCAATTCCTAACTTCTCTAATATCCACTCTTTAGGTGCTACTTGTAAAATAACGTTTTCGCTAAAGTCAATTCCAATAGGGTCTACCGGTTGAAGCTTTAACTCCTCGGTTACACCTGCATATTGTCCAAGCATATTAAATATACCCTCAATCTGCATTTGCTTATAGCGTACATAGGTGTTATTAAATATCTCGTAGCTATCTCTAAGTTGTTGTCTATTTCCTAATTGACCAGGAACGGCAATACCGAACAAGTCAGGACTTGTAATTTGGTGTCCGCTAAAAATGTTAGTTTGTATTAACTCGTCTACTCTACCAAAGTCCTCTTTAGTTAAATCACTTGCACCCAAATCATCGACAATAGGCTTTCTTGTTAAATCGTTTACAAAAGCAAGTAGATACTTCTTGCCGTCTGCACCCGTATACATATTGTCGAATTGCCTACTAACAAGTCGCTTCTCTTCAGGGCTTGGTTCTCCGTTTGGTAAAGTAATAAGTTTACTTGCAGAAAACCCTGTTTGAGCATTACCCAAAACGTGCTTACTTACTTCAACATCACTTTCGATATAGTTAAGCGCACCAAAATAACCCGGAAGGCTATAAACATTCATACCCGGTCTGTACTCCTTAACGTAAAGTATTTGAACACCTACAGGGTTTTTAGGATTGAACGCATTATATATCTCAGCTTTTTCTTGATTGCGTGTAGCCTTCCAATCTTCTTTGTACCAGAATTGTGTATTGTCTTTGTTGGTTCTAATCTTTGTATAATCACAATGCCATAACTCAGCTACTTGTTCGCCAATTACACTCCAAATAACTTGGATATAAGCACCACCAAATAGTTCTAAATCTAAAGCAACCTTTTTAGTAAGGTCGTTAAGGCTCTCTTCTCTATTAACTTTCTTAACTAAAGCCTCTTCTCCTGCCCAACCATTGCCAACAATGTAATTAACCTTGCCTCTAATGATTGCGTTATGCTTCGCTGATTTGTTAAATAGGTCTAATAAGTACTGCGGATAGTCATTGTTTTGACCATACTGCATATACCCCTCGCCTTTTTTCTCTTTATATTCCGGTTGCTTTGCTTCCGCAAATGTCAATACTTGTATTTCCATTATTGTCTTATTGTGAATGTGCTTGTTGTTTCGTATTCTGTGAATGATATAGTTGTTCCCTCAAGCTCCATTATGCCTGTTTCAAGCAGGTTTAAGCCTGTAGGGTTTGTATTTGAAGGACTTGCTTGTTCGTAAACCGAGTAAGTGTATTGCCCGTTTAAAGAGGTATTAAAGTAGCTATTAACTACAATGCTAAACTCATTGTACCTTTCCTTGTAAGCACTTATGTCCGTATTGTTTAGCTTAACAAATTTGATGTCCGTATTTGTTGATCTATTCTCGAAAACAAATAGATAGTTAGGGCTTGTTAAAAGCTGCTTTTCAGTCAAGGTAAGTATTATGTTTTGGGTTTGCCCCTTAGTTAATCTTATCACAACTATAAATATAAACTATCACGATTGTTTGCAAAATAAAAAACCCCCGCCTAATTAAAGACGAGGGCATCTATATACAAAACCAAAACAACCTAAGAACCTGCGGTAGTTAATTGACCTGCAACAGTAGAGTTAACTTCTGGAGCAAGGGCAGCTTCCGCACCCGTGAAGGTTAAAGTGTAACCACTTCTGTCGCCTTCTGCCGTACCTGTACCTGCGCTACCGCCTGTAAGGTCTAAGCCTCTTGTTTTTCCTAAGTACCAATATTTGCCATTGTTATCTTTGGCAACTGATACTAAAGTGTTTTGAGCCAACAACAAGATTTCGTTCCTTGTGTTCGCTTGTAATTTGTTTAATACTATGGTTAATTCTAGAGCGTAAAAGATAGTACCATTTTGTACGTTTGCATTAACATTCTCAACTAATTGAGAAGTGCCTTTTACAAGTTCGTACTTAAAGAACCTCTTGCCAGATGCTTTTACTAAAGCGGTAATAACACCACTCGCTTCTGTTGTAGAAGTAACATCTGCTGCTGCTATGAAATAAACCTCAGTAATTCCACCTAAACTGTCTTTACAATCTAAGGTATAATTTTGAGTTAAAGCACAAGCCATTGTTATTGAATTAAATTAGTTTGAAAAAAATGGGGGATATATTTCAATCCCCCGATAAATTATGCAAGGATAAACTTAACAGTCTCGTCAGGGAATGCAATGTTAGTTCCCATTTTAAACTCAGATACGAAACGTACTTGGTCAGCTTCTTTAGCATAGAAAATCTCAAACTTCTCTTCTTCGTTCAATAAGTCTGTACCTAAGAACATATTAGATAAACGCATAGCGTAAACCTTGTTAGTTCCGTTAAGACCTGCAACTGAAATAACTTTAATTGTAGTACCTGGTAATACAAATTCGCTATCAGCTTTTACATCAATTTGATAATTGAAGCTACCGCTATTCTTAAGAGCAACAGTGTAAGTACGGAACAAATCTTGACCGCAGAAGATAGTCATATCGTCAGCAGCTACAACTTGTGCAGGGATTGCTTGGTAAACACCATCAAAGATAGAGATTACGTTAGCAGCAGTAATAGAAGATAAAGGCGCACCACTAATAAAAGTAGAAGAGTTAGCAGCAACAACACCTGTAGCAGCACCGATTAATTTTACAAGTCCGTCAAAGCGGTTAAGGTTTACATTAACACTTGTAGTGTCGCCAGTCCATAGCGCAGTCTCTAATTGAGCAGCGATTGTCTTAGCTTTCTTTTCGCTATACTCTTGCTCAAAAGGTACTGAGTCGTACATTGAACCTGTTGGTAAAGCCTTTTGTAAGTACTTTGCTTCAAGGTCTTTAGGACATAAAGCTTCGTTTACTTTAATCTTACCCGGAGTTACAGTTCTTTGAGTGAAAGTTGTAGAGCCAGAAGCAGAAAAACCACAAGCAGCACCATCTTGGAAGATAGCGTCAGTTTGCATAATGTTAATCTTCTCGCTTGACTTTACGCCAACCATAACGTTTCCTGCGCTCTTAATAAGAGAAGCAGTTTTTGAACCTAATACAGAAGATGTTACAAGTAGAGCCTCGTTTTCTTTTGTATAGTTTGCTAATGCAGATACATCAAATCCCATTTTATTTTATTTTTATTTGTTTAATAAAGCGTTTCTAAATTTTTCAATTCTATCGTACTTCATAGAGTGAGTTGTTACGTTAGAACCAAAGTTTTGTTTTGGTTGCGCAATAGGTTCAGCGTTAGGTGTCTTAGTAAGTGCTTCTATTAATTCAGCTACTTGACTAAAGCCATTCTTAACTTTTGCCTCTAATTGTGCTACTTGTGTTTTAAGATTTTCGTTTTCAGCTACTAAGTTTGTAATTTCGTCAGCCATTTTCTCATCATACTTTTTACCCATTTCAGCAGGGTTTTCGTCAGCTTCTTTAGCTTCTGCTTCTGGTGTTTCAATAGATAAGATTTTAGCATCTTCGTCTAAAACAATTTTAGTGCCGTCTGCTAATTGGTGTTCGCCAACAGGAGCAGGACTTCCGTCTGCTAAAGTAACTTCGCCACCGATAGCTAATTCGCTAATCATAACCTTTGTACCATCCATAAGGCTATATTCTGCGAATGTAACAGGTACTTCCTCGATAGGTGCTTCAGCAGGTGCAGGAGCATCTACTTGTGGCATATCTTCGAACAAAGCCCTAATTTGCATAATTGCATCTTTTGCGTTCATCATTCTTTTTGTTTAAATATTAATAAAAGATTTTGTTTATCATTTAACCCGTTGCAATATTTCCTTTATTGCATTCATAAGTTCTTGTTCTTTGGTTGGCTTTGTCTTGTAAGTAAACAACCCCTCTACGCTAAAGCCTTTAAATTTACCTTCCTTTACATCATTCCAAACGCCTTCGTTGTCTACTTTAAAAGAACCAAACCACGAGCCGTCCGGTGCATCTTCAAACCCTTTCATTGGTTGTATACCTCTGCTTTGATCTGTAATAAAACTCTCAAACATTGTTACACCTTCTACTTGTGCTTCAGGAGAGTGCATCAAGTTTACGTTTGATTGGTAGCCTCTTTTGAAAAACTTTTGCGCAATCTTAAAAATAGTATCTTTAGAGAACACCACATAGTAATCGCCATAAGTAGCATCGCTGCGAAAAATAGGTACGTCAGCAAGCATAAGAGGTCCAGAAATAATA